AAAAAAAAGTATGTAACCTTTTTTTTGTTTAGGAGTCTAAGTAGTGTACGCAAAAAAAAAAAAGGGGTATTATGCCAAAACATAAATCAATAACAAACGATACATTAGCTAATGAGATGTTAGCAAAACATCCTAAAATTAATGCAATGTACTCTAAAAGGTACAAATTAAAATTAGGAACAGAACAAGAATTAGCTAGAGTCAGAGTAGCTAGAAAAATAAACAAAGATAAATTACATGGTCATACCATTGAAAGAAATGAAGATACAATTTCTATTTGGGATATGCGAGGTAATTATTCTGATGTTCTTAAAACTGATGACCATTTTACAGGAGACACTAACTACCCATTTATTAAACTATCTGTAAGACGAAACAGAAAAGATTTTGGATTGCTTGTTGAGGATATTGATTATGCAATCAATGTACTCAATCAAGTCAAAAATAATATTCAAAAAGAAATAGATAACCTTAAACAATCTTAAGGTTATCCCATCCTTTCTTGTTGATTGTAAAAGTTAACACTCCAGGATGAGACCACAGTCCAGTTCTTGCAGTAAAGTCCAAAGACTTATCCAAACTCATAGCTTGAAACCAGGTTCTGTCTCCTTGTTGTTTTGCCCTGAAGTGATGATAGTGAGCAGTAACTAAAATCTTTGCCTGACCTGGTGGTAAGAATCCATACATCTGACCTTTCCACCAGTTCTCTATTTTGTTTTCAGGATTTCCACTGCCACCACTCATGTGTCCATGTGTCCAGGCACAGGTCTGTTCTTTGATGGTCATTGTTTGATGATAACCTTCAGGAACAATTACCTTGACACTTCCATATCTTTCTTTGTTTGCTTTCATAATCTCATCACAAATCTGCATGTGCATTGTGTCAGAGTTATCAAGTCTTGATGTAAGGACCTGACCTTTACTACTCCTGGTCATCTCTCCATGATTACCTGGTATTCCACAAAGAACTTTCTTTTTTGCTAGTGGTAGAAATGTGTCAACAGTTTTCATCATCATTGCTCTTGCTAATTGATATTGCTCAGATAGTGAGAGACTTACATTATGCGGCATAGCATCATAGAAATTGAGACTGCACCCTTCTGTAAGGTCGCCCAATCCCACCATATAAATTTCATCTATATCTACACCTTGCTTTCTCAGTTCTTTAATTCTTTGTACTGCATCCTGTAAAGCAATGTCGTATCTCTTTATAGTATTCTCTACTCCATAGTCATCCTTACCCAACTGCCAGTCGCTCATAAAAAAACAAAAGGCGGTATCTCCGCCTTTGTTATAAATTTTAAGAGGTGGTTTCTTAACTGCATGTTTGAGTAACTGCTTAAATCTTTTATCGTGTGCAGGATTCTTTCTTCTTACAAGTCCTTTGAAAGCATAGAAAGTTACTGGTTCTCCTCCTTTGAGTTGAGCATTCCAGGAACTGGCTCTTACTGTTCCTTCTATCTCGTATTCTTTAGGGTCAAATCCCCAGTCTTGTAATATAGAATCGTATTTGTTTTGATAGTTGGGGTCTGTTCCAACATGTGTGATTTCTCCCTGTCCAGTTTCTTCATTTATATCATAACCTGGTTGCCAACCTGATTTATAATAATTATTTCCTAACTGTTCAGGTGTTAGATTCTTTTTCTTCATCTATCTCCTGTTCCCTGTTACTAACAGTTTACAGAATAAGTATGTCAAAAACTACTTACTGATTTGTTTTTTAGCGTATGTCTTTACTACTGCTAAAGCTGCACCACCACCTGCGATTGCTGCAAGTTGAACTGAGTTTGCATCAATTCCTGCCAAGGGAGCAACTACCAATGCACCAATAAATGCCTCGATAAATGTCCATAGGGTACGCTCTAACATGTCTTTTAAGTCATTACTCATCTTATAACTCCATGCCTCGTTCCAAGGAGTCCACCCCACATCTTTCTTAAATGTGCCATCTTGGTTTCTTTTTCTATTATTTTTTTCAAATAAATCTGACATTATGTAATATTCCTACCACTAAGTTTAGCATTTAATACTTTGATTTCTCCGCTTATCTCTTGTAGTTTTTCATATACATCATTAGGTTCTTGAGGTTCTAGTTGTATTTTGCTGTACTCTATGGTTACTTCATTACCTGCTAATAATTGTGCAGATACTTTTGGATATAGTTTTTTGTATGCGTTTGCAGAACTACCCACCATACCATTGAAGTTTACATCTAAATCTTGTTGACTATCTCCGACAATAAGGCAACCTGAAGTATGTTCATCAGTGTTTCCCTGGTGTATCAGTATGTATTCAAATCCTGGAACATCTTGAATCCACAACATACCTCGGTGAAGTTCAGGATATTTGGCTTTGTACCTTTTATCGAATCCTCCAACTGTCCTAAGTTTTATAGGATATGTTCCTTCAGGTATGCAAGTTTCGTGCATAACTTTTACTGCTTGATACTGGTCCTCTAATGTATAACACTCAAACAACCCATCAATAAATAAAAGACCATTGGTCGCATCTTTGCCTAGCTGAGTTCTAACAACTTGTAATTTCATCTTTAACCTTTTCTTTTACCCTTTTTTGTATTTCGGTATGTGAGTTTGTACCATATTTACAATTACAAATTGTAACCCATGTACCATTAATAAGTTTAGCTGTACATTTTTGTTCGTACAATCTTTTCATATAACTCATTTTCTAAAACTTATAGTGAGTAACCAAATAGCTAATGTAATTAAGGTGGCTAATCCAGTAATCTGTCTTGCACTCCCAGTCAAAGTCAAAGTGGCAATAATCAAACCAACCAAAGTCCAACTAAGGTTAAGTGTTTCTTTTATAGCCTCCACAAACCATGACCATATTTTATTTATCATATTGTTTTCCTAAATACAAAAGCTGCCATAGTAGCTATTCTAGTCAAAATAACTGGCACTACTACCTCTTGTGCTTTTTCTTTTTGGTCCTGTGTCATATCATCTCCTATGTTTGCTATGTTTATTTCTGTTAAATCTATATCTACAAAAGTTTCTATTGGATTCTCTAAAAATGTTTCAAACTGTACCTCTGTAACTACATCAGCTAGTGTATAGTTCTCTACATCTGCATTTTCTACAGCTCTTTCAACATACTCTTCTACTGCCTCAGCAACTACCTCATCTTCTTTAACTGCCTCAGCTATAATCTCTACATCTTCAGCTTGTACTTGTAAAACTTCTGCAACAACTTCTACCTGTTCTTCTGTAAGTTCTGCTACATCTTCTATAGCCTCTTCAACTACAGCTTGTACAACTTCCTGGACTTCTTCTGTAGCCTGGTCTAA